CTTGTGAATTCGCCACAACGGTTATCCGACTGACCGCGACAACGGTTGAAGACGACCTGCTAAACAATATCATCAAATCAGCGCGGGACTACGTTGAGGACATCACCCGCAGAACATTATTGACAGCAACTTGGGAGTATTACCTTGACGAATGGCCGGCGGGTGACAGGATCAAGCTACCCTTCGGGAACCTTCAAACGACAAGCCTTGCCGTGTCATATGATGAAGTGGATTCGGACGGGAATAAAAGCACCGAAACCATGACGCTGACCACGGATTACCTGATCGAAACGTCCGGTTCCCAATGTGGAAGCATAGTCTTGTCATACGGAGAAACCTGGCCATCATTCACCCGCTGGCCCACGAAGCCGATCAAGATCCAGTTTCAGGCGGGGTGGACGACTGCGGCCTTAGTACCATACAAGATAAAAGCCGCATGTCTGCTCATTGCTGGCGACTTATATACCAACAGAGAAGCGCAGGTAATGAGTAGCCAGTCATATAGGCAAAACGAGACTGTGATGCGGCTTCTTGCGAGTGCCAGACTTTGGGATGAGTTTCGATGACAGTAAAAGAATTAATAGAAAAGTTGAAGGATTGCAACCCTGACGATTATGTATATCGGGGCGATTCCGAATATGATGAATGTGCTGTTACGGAAATTGAAACAACTAACGGAACAGTCTATATTTATTAACATTTGGGGCTGGAGACGACGAAGGAAATCATTATTAATCAATGGCCAATTAACTTTCATGATTTCCTTAGAGTGACGCGCCTCCTGTATCCCCCAAGCGATATCCCGGGACATCGACAAGGGTTAATCACTCCAATGAAAATATTAGTATTTTAAAAGTGAAAAGTCAAGATAAATTTTAAACAACTTGGAGATAGGGGCATCCCCTTCTCTGCCCTGAACGCCGTTACCCCCTGGCGGTTTCTCCAAGCCACCATAGGGGGAGAGGGTTTTTTGATGTTTTTAGACTTTATAAACTGGGTAATCAACTTTGAAATCAGATTTTTGGATGTGGTTTTCTGGACTTATATTTCTGTAATGGTTTGGATAATATGCCGATCGGTGACTTAATGCAACAGCAAGCCCTACCCATATTCCCGACGCCGAGTATTGAGTTGATACGCGGGTATTGCCGTTATTATAGCGGCTATTTGGTGGATTGATAAATGCCTATAGGGGATCTCAATAAAAGGATTACATTACAGCATACCACTAAGGTCAGTGACGGTATGGGAAATTTTACTACTGTCTGGCACGACACGGCCACCGTTTTCGCAGCTATTTGGCCCCTGTCAGCAACCGAGCGCATAATGTCAAAACAGTTATCTGGCGAACTTACACACCGTATACGTATCAGATACCGGCGCGGCATAAGAACATCACACAGAATTAAGTTTGGAAACCGTTATTTCAATATTGACGGACCGCCGATTAACCCGAATGAGAAAAATGAGTATCTTGACATCATGTGCAAAGAGGCAGTTTGATGAAGAATTTGACGGAAGCAATATGGGGGGAATTATCAGGTAGCGCATTATCGGCCCGCATCCAAAATAGGATGTTTAAGGGCCAAGCACCTGAAGGAACTACTTACCCTTACGCCGTATTTTTCGTGGTAACGGATGTACCAGAGCATACATTTACGGAAGATTTTGAAAATGTGGTCGTACAGTTTTCTCTCTTTTCCTCGGCGTCGGGAACGGAACAAATTGAAGATATGTATGCAGATTTACTAACCCTTTATGATGAGAATGATTTTTCCATAGAAGAAGAAGACCTGATATGGATGCGAGAGTCCAATACTGCATTCCTGGTAGAGGATCACACCACACCCACAGGAACACAAAGGATTTGGGCGTATCATGTGTCATTTGACGTAAAAACATTAAACGAGCCCTATGCTGTTGTCTGGATGGATACACCGGATGTTATTTTTGAAGATACCACGGGTGTTGAATTTAGGAACCGGTCGTGAAGGATTTAACCACAGCGATATGGGGACAATTATTAGGCAGTGATTTAAGTGATCGTATATCTTCAAGGCTTTATAAAGGGCAGGTGCCAGACGGTGCAAGTTATCCATATGCGGTTTATTCAATATCTTCAATCACATCGAACCGGAATTTTACCGAGCATTATAAAGATGTTATTGTGCAATTTAGCCTTTTTAGCTCGGCATCGGGAACCACGGAGATTGAAAATTGTTACACAGACCTGAAAACTTTATACGATGAGAAACAGTTTATAGTCACCGGATCAACCCTTGTGTGGATGCGAAGGATAAGTGCTGCATTTATCGTTGAGGACCATGTTACGCCCACAGGAACGGTGAGGGTTTGGGCGTATCATGTGGATTTTGAAGTGTTGACCAGCTTGGATTAAACGATGATACCAATGCCCCAAATAGTTTATTTACAGACCATGACAGCCTGCAACGGTCATTGTAGGTATTGCCCATTTGACGATATTTACAAGGGCAAGACAGAAAAGAAGATGTCTTTTGCCTGTTACAAAACGATAATCGAATGGCTGAAGGATAACAATTATAAAAGCCGGATTGGATACCTCCTTCATTATGAGCCTACAATGGATTCACGTTTAGGCAAGTGGATTGAATATGCCAGGGAGATGTTGCCAGGCATATCCCTTGAGATAGCCACTAATGGAATTATTGACGCCCCGATTTTGAAAAAATTCGATAGGGTTGATTGTGCCCCGGCGGGGTCTTTAAAGGTCGCAACATCCAGGGCCGGGAATTGTAAGGCTACGCCGGAGACAATACAGAGAAAGCGGCTAATAGAACCCCCCTGTGCTGTGCCATCATGGACCATGCCAATTGCTGCCAATGGGAATGTCCTATTGTGCTGCCAGGATTGGCGGCATGAGGTTGTGGTTGGTACGTGGAAGGATTTATCAGCGGCAAGGAGTAAGCAATTATATTACGCTGAAAAGGCTCAGAAATTAGAGCTTGAAATCTGCCAGGACTGTATGGCAGGGAAAACGGTTGAAGAAGTTGGGGAACGGTTAGGAAAACGGACACCATGAAAATTACAGTCTTTACTATTGCTTACAACGGATACGGAGTATTTATTCCACGCTGGTTGAAGAGCATACATTCGCAAACCTACCCATCCTATGAGATCATCATTGTTTTAGGACGCGACCACGGGTTAAAAGATATCCCTGGGGGTGCGAAAATCTTATACCACGATCAATCTGCAACAATGGGATTCCTTCGTAATTTGGCAATAGATGCGGCCACTGGTGATTATATGTTCTATTTTTCAGCCGATGACATATTACTCGGAAATGCTTTACGGGAGATTAGTAACGTAAACGCTGACATTATTGCGCTCCGTTATTATAAAGAACATGAGGTGCATGTTACACCAGAAATAATGGCTGAAAAATTGGGGGAATGGGAAACACTTTATACCGATTGTTGCGGATATATGGCTTTTAAAAAAGGCTTGCGATATGAAGATACTGATTGGCCTAATTATCCATTATTGTTTCAGGCGTATATGGAAGGATACACATTCAGGAGAACAAAAGAGCCTGGAGCGGTTTATATAAAGCGGCATGGTGGCCATGGTCGGGTATTTGCAAACAATGTTCAAGGGACCGGTGAAATAATGAAATACCTTGTGCAATATGGGCTTATAACTGAATGAAAATTTTGATTACAGCATATTATGTGAACGGTGAAGGCGGATCGGGACGGTTTATGCGATGCCTTTCGTACACTTTGGCTGATATGGGCCACGAAGTGATGGTCTCTTCGGAACCAGAGGAAGTCCTTGACCGGGAATACGACTTGATTATTTGCAGTCATTTCCTTCACAGGATCAAAGGAAACCCAGCACCTAAAATATGTATATCGCACGGGATAGTTGACAATGAATGGATTTACCCCGGTGCCCAGAAATATGTGTCGATAAGTGAAGAAGTAAAAGCTCACAACCTGAAATATGGGATACTCAGCGAGGTAATCGGGCAACCTATTGTGATAGGAGAGCAGAAGAGGCCTGGGGAGTTTTTGGAAAAGATCCTGGTCATCAGAAGACATGAAAACGACCCGTGTCCGTTTAAGTTCCTGGGTGAAATAGAGACAGTGGGGCGTTATTATGAGCTTCGATATAGCGACCCAGAAATACCGATTGAAGATCAAATAGAGTGGGCGGATCTTTGTATTACACTTGGCAGGGGGGCCCTGGAATCAATGGCGCAAGGCAAGCCGGTCTTGGTTGCTGATAATCGGGATTATATGGGCGCAATAGGAGATGGATACATCACGCAAGAGAACATAAACGAGATTGCAAAGCACAACTTCTCAGGCAGGCGATATAATATCCCATTAACCCGAGATTGGATAGAAGGCGAACTTAACAAATATAACCAGGATGATTCGGATTTTCTTTATGGGTACGTTACTAAAAACCACGAAGCCAAACAAATAGCAAGGGGGTATTTGAAAATGGTAGGACCAGGACAGGAAAAGAAGGAAGCTCAAAAGGGGTTGCTCTCTATTGTCATACCGATCTGGAACCAGCATACCATGACTAATGACTGTATCCAGGCAATTATGGAGAATACGGAAGCTGGAACCTATGAAATTATTTGCATTGACAACGGATCAGACCCACCATACAAACCGCCGTTTTCAGGATTCAACGAGACTCGGATAATTCGCAATAAAGATAATAAAGGCTTCCCGATTGCGGCAAACCAGGGGATCAGGGATGCAAAAGGGGACGTGATTTGTCTGTTTAACAACGATATCTTTGTTACACCAGGATGGGCAGAACGGCTTTTAGCCTGGTTGGACGAATTTGACATTGTAGCACCTATGACAAACTACAGTGCCGGGGTGCAGCAGACAGTTATTTCATCTTATCAAACAACGGAAGAATTGGCCGAGGCCGCAGAACAATTCAGTGAAGAAAATGAGGGCCGGGCTCATAACGTTAATTTTGCAACGATTTCCATGTTCATTAAGAGGGAGATCTTTGACGACATCGGGTACCTTGATGAAACATTGTGGCCGAGCAGTGGTGAGGACATTGATTTTGGTTTCAGGGCCAGGCAAGCAGGGTACAAGATGGGGATTGCCAACGATGTATATGTCCATCACGAGGGGTCTCAGACATTCAAGGCATTGGAAGAATCTGGGTTGATAACTTACGGAGAGGTTATTGCTCAAAATGATAAATACCTTGCGGAAAAATGGGGCGAAGATTTTTGGCATAATCAAATGTATTACGGGAAAACTACAGTCCCGGGTGAGGATGCAGTTCGGTTGAATCTTGGATGTGGTGGATATCCAAAGAAAGGCTTTGTAAATGTTGATCAGCTTGAAAGCGTAAAACCGGATCTATTATCAGATGTAACGGATTTGCCATACCGACCTAACACGGCAGATGAAATTTATTGCGGGCATCTGCTTGAGCATTTGTCATGGGATGAAGGGCAGGGCGCATTAAAGCATTGGTTGGATATTTTAAAGCCGGGTGGGGAGATTAGGATAGTCGTTCCAGATTTTGATATATTGGCAAAACGATATTTTGACAATCCGACGCCGGGAGACTTGAAGCATCTTAACGATTTTTACATTTATTCTTACGTGCAGGAATCTCCACATCGATATTTTTACAGCGCAGGTCTTTTGAAAATGGCAATGGGGACGGCGGGGTTCAAGAAGGTTGAACAGTTGGCAGTTGATGATCCGTACTTCGTGGAACCCGTCCCGTGGCAGTGTGGCTTTGTGGGAGTGAAGGGATGAAATGCCGGGTCTGTGAAAGTAATTGCAAGATGTTTTTAGACTTGGGGCGGCAACCGATAGCCAATAACTTCCTGACTCCTGAGAATTTTAAGGATGAGTGGTTCTACAATCTCCAAGTGTATTTTTGCCCTGACTGTTTCACGGCCCAGATCGGAGAATGCCCGGACAGCTCTGAGGTGTTTAATAAGGATTATTCTTTCTTCACCGGATCTTCACAACGCATGGTTAAACATTTTGCAAATTTGGCCGACAAGATAAAGAAATCATTTATGCCGAAAAACGGCTGCATCATGGAAATTGGAAGCAACGATGGGACATTTCTTGAGCATTTTAAAGACAATGTACATCTCGGTTTCGATCCATCCGGGAGTGTTAATGATGTGGCAAGAGCTAAGGGTGTGAGAGTTTATCCTTATCCATTTGAGA